GTCTTCTTCACACCCAAGAAAAAATCAGTTTTAAAAAAAAATGTATTAATTTTGTTTGGTTATGAAAGAAAAAATGACTAATAGGGAGGTAGAAATTCTACAAGACCTTTTGGCAACATTGCCACAGATAAAAAGTGCTGCCGATAGAAAATTATTGGAGGCATTGGCGGTAGAAACCGCATTATATGAAGAAGCTACAGTACACGTTACTAAAAGGAAAGTTATAACTCAAGGCGTAAAGGTTGAAACACCTAGTGCTTGGGTGACTATTAGAAACAATGCGTTAAAGAATATGCAAAATATTACTCGTATACTTGGCATATCGGAATTATCTAAAATGGAAGCTCCAGTTGCAAAAGTTACAAAATTGGAATTACTAAAGAGTGGTAAAAAGAAAACCGGATAATATTGCCGTTGGTTATGCAAACAAAATTGTAAATCAAGAAATAGAAAGCTGCAAGTGGATTTTTAAGGCAGCAGAAAGATTTTTAAATGATTTGCAGCGCAATGATATTTCATTTGATGATGATTTATATCAACATGCGGTTACATTTATAGAAGAGTTACCACATACTGTTGGTAGTTATGCTGGTAATAATTTTAAGTTAGAAGAATGGCAGCATTTTATAATTGCTAATTTATTTGGATTTGTTAAATCTGATGGGTTACGTCGTTTTACAAGGGCATATGTTGAAGTACCTCGTAAAAATGGTAAATCAACATTTAGTAATGCGATTATGTTATATGGGTTATTAGCAGATGGTGAAGAAACTGCACAAGTATATTCTGCGGCTACCAAGTTAGATCAGGCAATGATGGTATTTAGCGAGGGTGCGCGTGTATGTAAAAAAACTGAATGGATTTCTGATGCAGTAAATGTGTATAATTCTGTAAACAATCGTAGGATTAATTATGATGAGTCGGTATACCGACCATTAGAGTGGAATCCCGGTAAGCAAGATGGATTGAATACGCATATGGCAGTAATTGATGAGTACCATGCACATCCAAATGATGAGTTGTATAATGTAATTCGTAATAGTATGGGTGCAAGAAAGCAGCCATTATTATTTGTTATTACTACTGCCGGGTTTAATAGAGAATCTGCTTGTTATAGGCATCGACAATACTGCACTAAAATGTTAGAAGGCGGTATAAATGATGATGCATTGTTTAGTGTTATATATACATTAAATCCTGAAGATGATTGGAAGGATAAAAAGAACTGGATAAAAGCAAATCCAAACTGGAATGTATCGGTTAATCCAAGACAGTTAGAAGAAGGGTTGCAAGAGGCATTGGAGTTATCGCATAAAGAGGTAGAGTTTAAGACTAAATTATTAAATGTTTGGACTGATACTGCAAATGTTTGGATTTCTGATGAAAAGTGGATGCGCTGCGCTACTAATGTTGAGCCTACTGGAGTTGCTTATGGAGGGCTAGATTTGGCTACGACTGGTGATTTTTGTGCATTTTCGTTGTATTTCCCGGATAATGGGGCAATTCGCACATGGTATTGGCTACCGGAGGAGAATGCAAAGCGTAGAAATGATCAACAAGGTGATGCTATTCGTGGATGGGCTAGAGAGGGTTTAATTGACGTAACTGAAGGAAATGTGACAGATTATGCGTTTATTAGGGCAAAATTGAATGAATTAAAGGAAAAATACGAAATTAAAGAGATAGCATACGACAGATGGAATGCAACTCAAATAGTAAATGACCTGGTAAATGATGAATTTACTATGTATCCATTTGGACAAGGTTTTGCCAGTATGTCTGCACCAACGAAAGATTTAGAAAGAAGAGTAAATAAGTTACAAATTAGTCATAATGGCAATCCAGTTACTAGGTGGATGATGGGAAATGTGATGTTGAAGCGTGATCCATCAGATAATGTTAAGGTTGATAAGGCTAAAAGTGGTGATAAGGTTGATGGTGTGGTAAGTATAATTATGGCATTGGGTACATATCTGCAAGAATCAAATAACCAAGAGGAAGATTTTTGGTTTTTATCAATATGAGTGGACTACCTTTATTTACACATGACGATTTCATTAGGGCATATTATAATTCTTTGCCCTATCACCAAAAGTATGAAGATGCTTACTGGTATGTGGAGGAATTATTTAAAAAGAAATACGGATATAACAAATATTCAAGTTATGCTGTATTTAGAGCAACCGTTAGCCGATGGGTAAAATGTAACACGCCATAAAAATATTGTATTTAATATTGCAATGATGGGTATTCTATCAAATATATTTAAAAGTAATAAGAGGTCAAGTATAAGTGCGCCAAGTGATTGGTTGATAAAGTCTTTATCTTCATTATTTGGCAATCAAACAACTTCAGGTCAAAGCGTAAATGCTGATAGTGCATTAAGTATAGCGTCAGTTCATGCTTGTGTAAGAGTAATATCAGATGGTATTTCAGGTCTTGGATTAAAATTGTATTATGAAGATGAAAACAATCGTAAACAAATATATGCGCATTATTCTAATGCGGTTATTAACGAGCCGAACTCGTATCAAACGCGCTATGATTTCACAAAATGGATGGTTTCGCAGCTCGTATTACAAGGTAATGCTTATGCTTTTATCAATCGTGATTCGCGTTTTATTCCTACCGCGTTACATCCTATACAGTCGCATAATGTCACGCCTTATATGGTAGATGGTGAGCTTTTTTATAGAGTTCAACAAGAAGGATTCCCAAGTATTGTTCCGGCAGTAGATATGTTACATTTTAAAGGGATATCTATGGAAAACGTATTAGTTGGTAAATCACCAATAACAATTCACGCAGAAACATTAGGGATAGATTTGGCAGCAATAAAGAGCAGCGCAGCGGTGTATAAGAATGGTACATTGAAGTTTTTATTGAAATCTGCTGGTAAAATAGATGAGGCACAAGCAAAGCCTTTACGTCAATCATTGGATGATGTAATTGATGGTAATAGAAGAAGTACTGTATTGCCTTCAGGAGTTGAAATGGAAAAATTAAGTTTATCGCCTCAAGAGGCACAATATTTAGAATCGCGTCGTTTTGATGCAGAAGAAATAGCAAGAATTTTTGGTGTACCGGCATCAATGATTGGTGCTAAAGAGGGGATTAAAAGTTCTGTAGAGCAAGAATATCAAGATTTTTATGCTAGAACGTTGATGGCTTATTGTAAGAATATAGAGCAAGAATTACATCGTAAGTTATTGCAAGAAATTGACAAGCCATATTACTACTTTAAATTTAATTTTAACAGCTTGTTGAGGGCATCTGCCAATGATCGCGCTGATTTCTATAATAAAGGTATCAGAGGTGGATGGCTCTCTCCTAATGAAGCTCGTGCATTTGAAGATGCAAATGGTTTTGAAGGAGGTGAAAGATATTATGCGGAAGGTAATTTAGTTCCTCAAGAGCAATTTGCTGATTATATAGAGGCTAAAATTCAAAATCTATTAAGTAAAAATATAACAAACAATCCAAATGGAAATAATTAAAAGAGCTATAGGAGAGGTTAAATATCGAGCTGCCGAAGGTGATGCTATGCCAAGTGAATTTGGTGGTATTGCAGCAGTTGTAGATAGCACTACTGATTTACGTTTTTTTGAAGAACGTATTGAAAGAGGTGCGTTTGATAATGTATTAAATGATGATGTACGAGTATTATTCAACCACGACGCAGATGCCATCTTGGGAAGAACCAACGCAAACACAGCAAAAGTATGGGTTAACGATGACGGAAACCTTGAGTATTCATGGATACCCGACTATGACAATCCGTTACATATGCAAGTTGCAAGAAGCATCATGCGAGGAGATGTTACACAATCTTCTTTTGCATTTACTGTAACTGATTATGCATGGGAAAGAAGTGATAAATACGGTGAAAATTCAACTCATGTTATAAAAAGATTGGGTGAATTACTTGATGTATCACCAGTAACTTACCCGGCTTACAAAGATACAATGGCAGAGGCAAGAAGTATTCTTGAAACAAAGCCTAAAAAAACCAATGAATCGGATTTAATCGATATAATAAAATTAAAGTACAAATGAAAATTAAAGCTCTAAATGAGGAAAAAGGGCGTTTAATCGAAGAATTAAACTCTCTTCAGGCATCAATTAACGCAGAGCAGCGTTCTATGTCTGACACAGAAAAGACGCGTTTCAGCGAGATTGATGCGCGTTTAGACGAAATCAGTTCTGAAACTGAAGTTTTAGAAAAATTGCAGAAACGTGCTGCTGAAAAAGTAGCATCTGCACCAGTTTATGGTTCTGCTTCTAAAAGCGACAAAACTGAAAGAGAAGAACTTGTAGCAAAGTATTCTTTTAAACGTGCTATCGAACAAGCAACTACTGGTCGTAGAGATGGTGTTGAGTACGAAATGCACAAAGAAGCTGCTAATGAGTTCCAACGTGCTGGAGTAAGTGTTGCTGCACACAGTTTGTTAATCCCTTCTGATGCTTTCAAGCGTGACATGACTGCTACTGGTGGAACTGCTGGTTCTGAAGGTGGTGTTAACATCGCAACTGAAGTTGGAGGAATTATCGACGTATTATTGCCAAACACAGTTTTAGGTGGATTAGGTGTAACTCGTTTTGACAACATGACTGGAAATCTTGATCTTCCAAAAGCATCTACTCAACCAGCTGCTGGATGGAATACAGAGAACGGTACTGCTACTGAAAAGAGTCCAGCATTTGGTAAAGTTAGCTTTTCTCCAAAGAGATTGGCTGCTTACATCCAAGTTTCTAACCAGTTGTTGCGTCAGTCATCTAACAGCATTGATGCTTACGTTAGAAATTACTTGGCTAATGCAATGGCTCAAGAATTAGAAAAAGCTGCTATCAAAGGTGGTGGAACTAACGAGCCTACCGGTATTATTGGTAACGCTGATGTTAATGTAGTATCTATCGGAACTAACGGTGGTGTTATCACTTGGCAGACTGTTGTTAACCTTATGAAAGAAGTTGAGGCTGCTAATGGTAATGGTCAAGCTTACCTAACTAACCCATTAGTTAAGGCTGCTCTTCAGACAACTGCTCGTCAATCAAGTGGTGTTGAAGGTAACTTTATTCTTCAGTCAGGTGCTGGTGAGTTAAACGGTTACCCAATGGCGGTTACTACTAACGTACCTTCTAACCTTTCTAAAGGTACTGGAACTAACCTATCTGCTATGATTTATGGTGATTTCAGTAAGTTGGCTATTGCGTCTTGGGGTGGAATGGAATTAACTGTTGATCCATTTAGCGGTGCAACTGCTGGATTGACTAACATGGTGTTAAATGCTTACATGGACGTTAACTTGCTTCAGCCTGAAGCGTTATCTGTTTGTAAGGATATTGATGCTTAATAAGACTGCACGAAGTCTATAAATCGTGTGCCTATGGGGGCTTGATTGTTCCCCATAGGATCTAAATTATGAAAATCAAATTTGTAAAAAATCCTATTGCATTGAATATAGTAAATGCAGTTGGAGATGAAGTTGATTTGGATGATCAAAGAGCCAAGTTTTTGGTTGAGAATGGTTATGCAGAAGAAGTAAAAAAGCCAGTTGCAAAAAAGACAACTAAAAAGAAATGATTACTGGAAAACGCATAGTATCGCGTACAAATGCTGATACAGATTATATATCTGTAGATGATGCAAAAGTACATTTAAGGGTAACATCAACAACTGATGATACATATATTTCAACTCTAATTAGTGCAGCGTTAGATATGGCTTCACATTACGTTGGATTTGAAGTTAGAGAATCGGTTGTTCGTTATGGGTTTCAAGAGTTAGTTGGGCAACCAGCAACTGTTAATCCATTAAATGGAAGTCCTTTATTAACCGGTAATTATTTGCGTGTACCTTCAAGGGTTATTGACGTAGAAAATGTTTATTACGTTAATGAATTAAATGTATTAACTGCCTTTACTGATTGGATTGATGAGCCTGAACCATTATCTGATTTTGGTATAAATTTATTTTTAAACTCATTACCTCCTGATTTAACTGAAACTGAAACTAAATATGTCGTAGAGGTTACTGAAGGATTCAGCATCCCTGATTTTAGTGCAAGTTTAAAAATGTCTTGTTTGCTTATGATTGCTCAATATTATGACAATAGGCAAAATATTATGGTAGGAGTAAATGCTCAAGAAATGCCTAAAGGCGCAGAATATTTATTAGATAAGTATAAAATTAGCACATTTGCTTAATGAACGCTGGAAGATTTGATACATTGATAGAAATATGGCGTTATACGTCAGCATCTAACGATTATGGAGAGGCTGTAAAGACTTGGACAAAGTTAACTGATAATTATGCTCGTATAGACTATTTAAATGGTACTGAAAGCGTAAAAGGGGAACAATGGCAAAATAAACAAGCTATTACTATAATGATGAGATATACGGATGATTTAACTGTAAAAGATAGAGTTAAGCATGGTGATTTATATTATAATGTAATAGCTATATCCGAGATTGATAGAAGAATGTATTTAAAATTACAATGCCAAGAAACGATTTAAAAGAATTAGCAAGAGATTTTCAAAAGCTAAAAAATAATATAACGAATAATGAAATTCGTGAAATGGCTTTGCTACCGGCTGCTGATTTGTTAACAGATCAATTAAGAGCTGCTGCACCAGCAACATTTATTCGTATTAGTATTGGCACTATTTCTAAACCTTCTAGATACCCATTATCTGTTGCAGTTGGATTGAACTATGCTACTGGGAGTTATGCTGCTAATTTAGCGTATGCATTTGAATATGGTACAGTTGATAGATACACAAAAAAAGGTAAATTTACTGGACGATTAACACCAGCACCATTTTTTCGCCCAACTGTGGACTTAAATAGAAATCAAATTGTAACAAATGTTATAAACGCAATGAGTAAACTTGTAGAAAAGAAATTAAATACAATATAATATGGCTACTACTGGATTAGTAAACGGAACGCTGATTGCATTATATAAAGATGTAAGCGGTACATTAACAAAAATCGCGAACTTGACAAGTACCGATTTTGAATTAACTAAAGATACTATCGATGCAACAAACAAAGATGGTTCTAACTACAAAGAATTTTTAGTTGGTTTATCTAACTGGACAATGTCTTGCGAAGGTATTTTTGAGGAAGATAGTTCTACAACTAACTTTTCTCCAAAAGATTTATTGGATGACATGATTGCTGGTGATGCTATTACTGTAGTAATGACATCTAATAGTACTGGTGATTTAAAATTGGAAGGTTCTGCTGTAATGACATCTTTTGCTTGGAATGCCCCAGTAAACGATGTAGCTACTTTTTCTTGTTCTTTACAAGGTAGTGGTGCTTTAACAGTTAGCACAGTATAAGTAATTGTTTCTGTAATTCATAGAATTAGGGAGGCTTATGCTTCCCTTTTTTTATTATATTTGCAATCATGGAAATAAAACTTAATGGAAAAACGTATCCTTTGTTTTTCTCAATGTTAACATTGGAGTCAGTAATGAAAGCTAACAAAATGATGGATTTTAGTGCATTAGAATCGAATCAAGACATTAGCGGATCAATGAAATTTGCGCGTGATTGTGCATTTTTTGGTATTGCTGCTGGATTAAAAAAAGAGGGTAAAAAAAGCCCATTTCATTCATCTGAAGAGATTGCAGAAATAGTTGAAAATTTTGAAGAATTACAACCGGCTATTCAAGCATTTTCAGAATCGGTTAGTGGTTTTTTTCAGCAGAAGGAAGCAAAGAAAAAGTAGATGATGCTTCCGAGCCATTAACCTGGCTCAAGATTAAACAGATAGCATTCGGTGAGTTAGGATTTACTCCTGAAGATTTAGAACGCTATCATCCTGAATATTTCCGAATAAAATTGGAGGGGATAAGGAATGCCCAAACCCAACAGTTTAGAAATGAATGGGAACGCACAAGATGGTTGGCTACAGTTATGTTAAGTCCACATGGTAAAAAGGGTAGACCAATTAAACCTAAAGACTTGATAACCTTTGAGTGGGAGAAAAAAGATTTAAATGTTGTTGAAGTTGTAACGAAGTATAAAGATATATTCGATAAATTGCGTCCATCATGAAGCCAATAAAGGCATTATACAATTTACTTTCAAATGCCGCAACGATAACAGCCAGTATATATCCTCAACGTATACCTGAAGGCGTTGCGCTACCAGCAATAGTTTTAAACCAAATATCTAGAGTGGCAAACGACACAAAAAAGGAATACAGTAAAAGTGATGTTTCTCGTATTCAAGTTTCGATAGTAGCTGAATCTGCAACTTCAGCATATGATTTAGCAGAATTAGTAAGAACAGTTATGAGGGCAGAATTACCGAATACTTATAATAGTGTTTATGTCCAAAATATAGAATTTGCTGGTGAAGTAACATTAACTGATGATTCTGCCGGTGAACAAGGAGAATTTTTAGTTGTTCAAGATTATTTAATACAATACAGCAATGATTAAAGACTTATTAGTTAGAATATCGGCATCTGTTGGGGGGCTGAAAAAAGGATTAGATGATGCTGTTAAAGTAACTCAAACTGCATCAAATAAAATTGATAGTTCTGCCAAAAAAATAAATAATAGTTTTAATACGGCTTTTGGTGGGAATTTTAGAAAAAATATACAAATATATAATAATGAGATAAATGAAGTTAAACTATTAATAGTTGATTATAAAACTGAATTAATAGAATTAGAAAAACAGTATAAAAAAGTATCAAGAGAAACTGGTAAAGATAGTGTAGAAACTAAAAAATTAGGTAATGAAATCAATAGAGTAAAGGGAGAAATTAAACAAGCTGGGTTACAATTAAATAATTTAAATACTAATTTAAGAGAATCAAAAACCAATCTTGCTGCATCTAGACTTGCTGCTGAAGATAATTCTTCTGCAATGGAAGCAATGTCTAGGGTAACTACTGCATTAACTGGTTCTCTTTTATTATTGGATGATGGGAGTGAAGGTTTAAGAAGTTCAATGAGAGGTTTAAGGGTTATAATGGCTATTGTAAATGCTACTGTTGCGTTCCAAAATTTAAAATTAAGAGAAAATGCAAAATTACAATCATTATTAAATTTTTCCATTAAAAATACGGTTAAATCGTTAGGTACTTTTAAAACGGCAATTGTTGGTGTTGGATTGGGATTAGCCATAACTGCAATAGTTGCTTTAATATCAGCAAGTGATAATTTAAATACTGCTTATGGAAGGCAGATGGCAACTTTAAAACTTTTTGGTAATGTTCAAGCTGATGCTATGAGTAATTATACCAAAGAAAAAAATAGTATAGAAGCATTATCGCGTATTATAAATAATAATAATGAATTTTTATCTGTAAAAAATCAAGCATATAAAGAATTACAAAAATTAGTACCGGAATTAGCCGGCTATACATATGATGAAGCAATAGCAACTGGTGTATTAACAACTGCAATAAACAAACAAACAGAAGCAATACAAAAACGAGCATTAACAAATGCTTTTAGTGAGGCTATTGCAGCAAAAGAATTAGAAATATTTAAAAAAAGAAATCAACTAGAAGAAGAAGAAAGAGGTATATTAAGTGATTTTGGTGCAGCATTTAAAGGATTAAAGACACAATTTGATGCCATAAAGAATGGAGTATTATTATCTCCTGAACAAATTATAGTAATAACAAAGGCTAAAGAGCGTTCAGAAGAATTAACTAAATTAGAAGAAGAAAAGAAAAAATTACAAGAAGAATATAACAATGTACTTCGAGAAACTTTACAAGTTGAAAGTGAAATAGTTGATACTTCAAATTCAAGTGCAAAAGATAAGAAAAAATTACAAGATAAATTAATTGCAAATCAATACAAACTTTTAGGTTTGCAAGAAAAACAACAAGAAGCAGAAGTAAAATTACAAGGAGAAAAAAATTTAGCATTAAAGAAAACAGATGAAGAAAGAATAAGAAGCCAATTTATAACTCAAAATAGGTTATTAGATATACAAGAACAATTTGCTGAAGAGAGATTATCATTAAATTCTAATGATGCATCTGAACAACTAAAATATCAAACTACTATAGATGGTATTAATCAGCAAAGATTGATTAATGAAAACAATTTAAACGATCAATTATTAAAAATCAAGGAGAAAGGGATATTAGATGCAGCAGAAGCTGAAAAAAATAGAGGGATTGCCATCCAAGAATCATTGGATGGTACTTTAAAAAAATATGATGATTTTTATTCAAAAGAAGAGGTTGCGATAAAACAAAGATATATTGATGGAGTAACAGATGAAAATCAATATTTAGATGAATTAAATCAATTAACATTAGAAAAATTATTAGCTCGATTAGCAATATATAAAGCTTTTGGTTTAGATGTAACTGATATAGAAAATCAAATAGCTGATTTAAGAATAAAAATTAATCAGAATGCTAATAAAGAAATAGCAAATGATGCTAAAAGATTAACACGCGTAGTACAACAATCTTTTAATCAATTAGCAAAAGCATTAGGAGATGCAATTAGTGAAGGTGTAGCCGCAGCTGTTTCAGGTAAAAGTGGGTTACAAGCATTTTTTAATAGCATATTAATTGCTATTGGAGGGTTTCTGCAAAATATTGGGGCTGGTTTAATAGCAACTGCTACTGCTGTAGAAGCATTCCAAAAAACATTAGCAGTTAATCCAGCCGCAGCTATACCCATAGGATTGGCGGCTATTGCTGCCGGTGCTGCCCTTAAAGCAACTATTGA